AGAAACTACGTAGAGAAAATCGTAACTTGTACTATTCCGCTAAGACGCAGCAACAAATGTTTGAGGATAAAGCTCGGCTTGGCGATAAGTTTGGTGCATAATTAAGGGAACTTAGACATGGCAATGACCACATCTAATACCTCGTTCCTGCAACGTGCTCAGGTCTACTCATCAGAATTAAAAGACATTCTGCGTGAAGAGATGATGGCACAACGATATGTGCGTATGCTTGATGGTTTTCCTGATGGAAACACTTTCAACATCCCATCTATCGGTCAGGCACAGGTAGACAACTACACTGAGGACAGTGCCGTTACTTACCGTCCATTAGACACAGGTAACTTCACATTCACAGTGGATAAGTATCTTTCATCAGCTACTTATATGACTAAAAAAGCAGAGCAAGACACATTCTATTCTTCAGAATTAATGTCACGCTTTGTACCTGAACAAGAACGTGCAATCATGGAACACTTCGAGACAACAACTCTCGCTGCTCCTGAATCTGGCGTATCAGCTAACTCAGCCGAATCAATCAACAGCATCTCAATGCGTGTTGGTTCAACAGGCACAGGGGCAGTTATCTCCCTAAAAGAGTTTGCTTATGCACGTTACGCTCTGAAAAAACAGAACGTACCAGACAGCAACTTGGTAGCCATTGTTGATCCGTCTGTTGAGTACACACTTAACACACTGAGCAACATCGTAAACGTGTCAAACAACCCACGTTTCGAAGGACTAGTTCGTGACGGTATAGCAACTGGTATGCGTTTTATTGCAAACGTATATGGGTTTGACGTATACTGCTCAAACTTCCTACCAGACGCAACCGACAACGCACTACCAGACTTAGCTGGTTCGAATGTTGACTATTCATCTACCAATGGTAAAGTCAACTTGTTCTTCTCAGCAGATCAGTCTGTAAACCCATTCGTGGGTGCGTTCCGTCAACAACCTCAAGTGGACTACGACTACAACAAAGACTTCCAACGTCATGAGTTTGTAACAACTGCTCGTTACGGTGTCAAGTTGTATCGTCCTGAAAACATGGTTCGTGTTGTCACGAAACCAACAGTAGCGTAAGGAGGTAGACTAATGAGTTATGTAAACGCAGACGGTCTAGAGATTCTTACCGCAGGTGAACAGGGAACTGCTGCAAAGCGTGGTACTTCTCTTTCAAGTCAAAAGAAAGCATTAGTGATGAACATCACAGGAACAGAAGTTCCTAGTGCTGCTGCAACTCCGCAGGATCACGATGCTTTTATCCCAGCAGGATCGTACATTACTTCTGCTTCACTTATTGTCTCAACAGCTTTTACCTCAGCAGGTTCAGCTACATTGACAATCGGTGCGTATGAGCAAGACGGTACGACTGTAGATGCTGACGGTATTGACGCAACTATTGCTTTATCAGCTATTAACGCTGCAACAAAAGCAGTAGCTTGTGACGGTGCTTTAGTCGGTGGTGCAGCAAATGTTGGTGCAGCAGATGTATACATCGAAGCTAACTATGGTACAGCAGCATTAACTGCTGGTGAAGCCAAGTTGGTTATCGAATACATCGAAGCTTAATGACACTGGGGTGTTCCTTAGGGAGCACCCTACCTCATGCCCTAGGAGATTTTAATGGCAAACGTAAACCACTCTACACTAGCTGATCAGTACTTACATGAACCAAAGGGAGTTGTCTCAGCATCTTCTGGTGACGTTTACCTAGCTAACGGTTCTGGATCAGGTACTTGGACATCCAGACAGTCCATGTTAACAGTTCAGTTTCCAGACATTTCATCTGCAAGTAATTTGTATGTACCCATACCTTACGCAGGAACTATAACTAAAATACAAAGTGCTTTAACAGCAGCTATCTCTGGTGGAGATGCTGTCTTTACTGTAACTAATTCATCAGGTTCTTCAATGGGAACCCTCACTATAACTCAGTCAGGTTCTGCTGCAGGTGACGTGGATACTCTAGCACCTTCATCAAACAATACAGTAACAGCAGGAACTTTTATAAAGATAGCGTGTGATGGAGGACCAAGTTCACACGTTGAAGCTTGCATAGTTATTTGCGTGGATGGATCATAATGAAAAGCACTCTCTTACAAGTAGTACAATCTATTCTGTCTGACATGGACTCAGAAGATGTCAACGCTATTGCTGATACAGTAGAAGCTCAACAGGTAGCCTCAGTAGTAGAAGACACCTACTTCAATATAATTGCAGCAAGAGATATACCTGAACACAACAAACTTCTACCTTTAATTTCTTTAGGAGATAATACAAGACCTACACACTTTACGTACCCTGCAAGAACAAAGCAGTTGCTACGTGTTGACTACAACATAGGTACTTCTTCTACCCCTGACTACAGAGAAATAGTTTACGTAGAACCTTTAGTGTTCTTGGATAGAATGGATGAGACAGCAAAGAAAGTTACAACAGTAGATCAATCAGCAGAGTTGTTTGTAGGAAATGACAAAGACCCATCTTATTATACTTCTTTTAACGACAACCATATTATTATGGATGCCTACGATGCTTCAGTAGAATCTAACTTAGCAGCTAACAAAACAAGAGCTTTCTGTTCTATCTACCCAACCTTCAGTCAAACAGATAGCTTTGAAATAGACTTAGACCAAACACTAATGCCTTTCCTTTTAGCTGAAGCTAAGTCAACTTGCATGAGTTTATTCAAGGGTGGTCCTGATCCTAAGATTGATCAGGCTGCACGTAGATTAAAGTCGTATGTACAAAACGATCAGTATAAGACTAGACAAGCTTCAAGAAACCAGTACGGAAGAACTTAATGATAGATATAGAAACTGATACAGTAAACCAACGCTGTGTCATAAAGTCTGACAAGATGATGTCAGAGATTTATGTGCATAAAGAAGAAAGTGGATATAGTTTCTTTAAAGTTAAGTTCGAAAAAGGTTCTGTGCCTAGTGAGTTATCAGGTAGATACTCTAGCTTAGACAAAGGCAAAGAAGCTGTAGAACATTACTTGAGAAACAAAGTAAAAACCAAAACTGTTCAGCGTAACGAATACGCAGACCAACGTGAGAAAGAACGTAATGGCTCAAAGTCTAAGTCAGAAAGCAACTAACAACTTTGTAAAGGGTCTTATCACAGAGGCTGCTGAACTTACATTTCCTGAAGGTGCTTCTGTTGATGAACTAAACTGTGACCTACGTAGGGATGGCACTAGGCGTAGACGGCTAGGTGTAGAGTACGAGACAGGTAATGTACTATCTTCTTATACTCTTAGTGATGCTGAACAGACAGCTACAGGCTCTTGGGTAAACGTAGGTGGTAACGCTGACCTAGAGTTCTTAGTATTTCAGAAGGGTGCTATCCTTTATTTTTACAACAAAGGTGCTTTACCCTACTCTAATCAAGTAGAGTCAAATTCAGTAAACCTAGCCTCTTACCAACAGTCTGGCTCTGCTGGTGCAGATACAGCTAAGTGTCAGTTCACATCAATCAAAGGTACTCTAGTTGTATCTTCTCCTGAGATAAACACCATAGCTATTCAGTATAGTTCAGGTACATTTACAGTTACTCAGGTAAACTTTAAAGTTAGAGACTTTGAGTTTCAAGGCGACACAAGTACTTATTTTGACAATGACTCATCACCTTCTCAAAATAGAAAGTACGATGCACAAAACGCAGGATGGAACACAGGAAATGGTGCTCCTTCAGACCTAACTAAAAGACTTACTCACCCTTGGTACGCAGGTAAAGATAGTGACGGTAACTACGACAGTGCGGAGTGGGAAAAGATTTATGGTGGTACTACACTAACAGGTAATGGTCACTACATACTAGACTTCTTTACTAAAGACAGAGCTACGGCTTCAGGACTCAGTGGACTTACTAAACCTACGGATACAGAAAGTTCTAGGTTTAGATGCGCTGAGTCTTTTTCTGGTAGGGTGTTTTACGCAGGTATTGACAGTGCTGAAAATGCTGGTACAATAGTATTCTCTAAACTTGTTGAAACAGTAGATGACCTAGGTGTATGTCACCAGCAGAATGACCCTACAGCAGAGTACTTGTCAGACCTTCTTGATACAGACGGTGGTGTTATAAGAATACCTGACGCTGTTAAGATACAGAGACTGTACGCTTATCAAAACTCTCTCTTCGTATTTGCTGAGAATGGTGTGTGGCAGATAGCAGGTGTCGATGGTGTGTTTAGAGCTAGTTCTTTTTCTGTCAACAGAGTTACTAGAGTTGGTATACTACAACCTCAAACATTCGTAGAAGCTGAGGGTGTTCCTTTTTGGTGGTCAAGGTTTGGTATACACACACTGACTACAGACCCTGTATCAGGTCAAGGTCAAGAACAGAACTTGACAATACCTACAGTACAAACCTTTTGGGATGCCATTGACGCAGACTCTAAATTAAAAGTAACTGCAGTTTATGATGCTATCAATAAAAGAATATACTGGGGTTATCCTAATGCGAATGAAACGGTAACTTCTAAACTTAACAACTTCTTAATTCTTGACGTACCTCTTCAAGCTTTCTTTCCTTGGAAGATATCAGATCAATCATCTAATACTGACGCTGTAGTTGGTCTAGCTTTTTACTCAGGGTACGGTGCTAGTGAAGTTGACCTAAATGTTACAGCAAACAACGGTGCTGACAATGTTGTTCTTTCAAATGGTGACAATGTTGTATCTACTCAGTTGTCCAATACAAACACAGGAGACCCTGCTATTGTTCTTATCTGTAGAGAAGGGTCAAACAACAAGATAACCTTTGGTGCATTTACAGGAATTAGCTTTCTTGATTGGACAGACACAAACTATACATCCTTTGCTGAAACAGGTTACGATTTTGTAGGCGATTTGATAACCAAAAAGAACGCACCTTACATTGTTACGTACTGTAGAGTAACAGAAACAGGATTTACAGGTAATGAGTCTGCAGGTTATACTGCTATAAGACCATCAGGTTTGAAAGTTTCTGCTGCTTGGGATTTTGCTGAAGACTTTGGTACAGCACAACAGGTATACAGATTGAAGTACCCTTTGTTTCCTGACAACAGTAATCTTAGTGACTTCAACTATCCAGATGATGTGATAACTTCAAGAGTAAAAATACGTGGACACGGACGATCCATGAGACTTAAATACGAAAGTGAACAGGGTAAAGACTTCTTGCTCCTAGGTTGGGGCTTGGTACAAGGAAGGAACCCTAGATACTAATGTTAATACGTGATTTACGTCAAGAAGACTTGTATGACGTTTTATACTTCTGTAAAAAGTTCTACAAAAAAGCTGGCTTTGAAGACTTAGGAAAACTTAATCAAGAAAAAACTCTACAGTACATAACAGGTCTTCTTGAGAGTGACCTTGCTTTATGTAAAGTAGTAGAAGAAGATGAAGAGATAGAAGGTTTCGCAGCTTTTTGCCTTACAGAAAGTCCTTTTAGTGACACAAAAATAGGTTACGAAATATTCTTTTGGTTGAACACTCAAAATGCTTTTACAGCTAAGAAACTAATAAAAGAATATGAGGATTGGTGTAAAGAAAAAGATTGTATTGCTGTTCGTTTTGGCAGTATACACTCATTAGAAGATGATAAGTTTTTAAATTTTTTAACTAAGCAAGGTTTTACTAAGAGAGAAACCTTCTTTACGAAAGGAATATAGAATGGCTTTTGTTCCTGTTCTAGGTACAGTAGGTAGTTTTTTAACTGGTGGTGCTTTAGCTGCTGGTACTGTTGGCGCAGCAGTGGCTGGTGGTGTTGCTGTAGCTGGTGCTACTGCTGCTGCAGTCGGTACAGTAAAGAGTGTTAAGTCTGCAAAGACTGCTGCTGTCGCAGCAAGGTCTGCTGCTGAAACACAAGTAAAAGTACAAAAAGCCGCAGAAACAAGACAAAGAAGAACTGCTATCAGGTCTTTTTTAAGAACAAGATCAAGGCTTTCAGCAGCCGCAGCAGCTTCAGGTGTGCAAACTTCTGCTGCAGCAGGTGGTATGGCTAGTTTATCCTCTCAATTCGGAGCCAACCTAGGGTTTGGAGCACAAATATCTAGTCTCAACCAACAGATTACTGCACTTTCTGGTATTCAAAATACACAAACTGCTTTATCAGGGATGTATGGTAACATAGCAGGGTTTGGTTTAAATATGATAGGTAGCGCAGGTACTATAGGTTCTATGTTTCCTGCAGGAACTCCTGTTGGTAGTCCTAATATGTCAACTACACTTCCTTACACAGATAAATCTGGCTACGGAGTAGGCTAATAATGTCAACACTTTTAACTCTTGAAGATAAAGTCTTCAATGAATTAGCTTTAGTTGACGGTGAGTACGAAAGAGAAGAAGAGAAATCTTTCAATCCTTTCAAAACCGTTGACCAAAACAAAGCTGAAGAAATATCTATAGCTACAGATATACCTGTTGATCAAGTGTCAGCAGAGCTTACTCAAGGTATCAACGACTCTGAAGTTGTAGCTTTACAGAATAGTATAAACTTTAACTTTGCAGCAGCTATAGAAAAAGCATATGATGACGGACTAAGTGCAGCAGAAATGGCTGACTTGATAGAACAACGTACACAAAAGGGTGAAGACATGACCCTTGGTGAGTACTCTTTAATTCAAGGGTTAATGCTAGAAGATAACGGTATCAACGGATACGCTGCTCGTACTCTAACAAACATGAAGATATGGAATGATCTAGTAACTGAAGAGCTAGAAGCAAACGATCAGTCTACTATTTCTAAAATACTTTCATTCTTGGATGTCAATGTTTTAAGAGAGATAACTATAGGTGCATTTGAGAACGTAACCTACAGGTCTAACCGTGAAGGAGCAGAAATACGTGGTGCTTTCAACACGATGTCTGCAGGAGAGTTTAAGGAGTGGGCTAAAGACTACATAGAAGAACGTAAAAGCGAAGGTTTCTTTACTGATGACAGTATATGGAACCTGTACAAAGCAGCTAATGACGCTACCTACCTAGGTGATGACCCTATGGCAAACCTATGGGCTATCTTTGGTGTGGTAGACATAACAACACTAGGAACTACCAAGGCTATATCATCCCCTTTGAAGTCTCTAGTGACAAGAGGTGTCAAAGAAGTAGCTGGTGAAGAGGGTACTATAACAGCAAAAATATCTGGACTAGCTTCATCTAGAAAACCTGTGGATACTGTAGCAGTTATTAATGGTGAGGAAGCTGCTGCTAATGTAGTAGGTAAAATAGTAGATGATACTGGTGTACAGACTGACGAAGTAACAGCAGGAAGAATTTTACCAGAATCTTTAGACCCTACATCAGGACCAAAAAGCAGACCTAGTGGTGTAATCTTTCGTGACATAGTAAGAAAAAATGCTATCTTTGAGTTTTTAGAAAGAGCTAACAGAAGAGGTAGCTTCGGTGAACTAGTTTCAAGAGAAACTTTACGAAGAGTTTCGGATGAAACGGCAGCACGTATTTCTGCAAGTGTCAATGATGCAGTAGTAAACGTCAAACAAACTAGAGTTATTGACGAGGGTTCAGATGATTACAGGGTAGTTGTCAGACTAGGTAAAGATGGCTCAGGTGCTCCCTTCAGAAGAAAGATGGACGCTGAAGCTGTAGCTAAACAAGACCCTAGCCTCAAGGTTGTCAAAAAAGAAGAGGGTAGAGGCTGGTTTATTGAGACTGAAGAAAGAATAGATGCTTTAAGTTTACCAGATGAAATACCAAGATTTGAATTTCAAGGTGGTATTGTAGGTAATGCTCTAAATAAACTGTTTGGTGCTGCTACAGTTAGACTTGGTGATAAGATTGGTGGTAAATTTTTACAGGCTGAGGCAGGTCAAGCACTAATATCTAATCAAATAAAACCTTACGAAAAGCTAATAAGAAAGGTAAAAGGTAAAGAAAGAGAAAACCTCTCTGATTTTCTTACTCAGCTACGTGATGGTGAATTATCCGCTGAAAGAAAGTTTCCTACAAGACAATCCTTTGAGGCTATGTACAAAACGATGTACCAATTAAAGCCAAGCAAAGAGGTTCTCGATGCGTATGACGCTTTAGTTGACATAAGTGACGCTTCTTGGCACATTCAGTCTTCTGCTAGACTAAAGCGTGTGGTAGCTGAGGGTGGTGTGTTTGTAAACATAACAGACGATGTAGGTATGATAGGCTACCGTGTCTCTAATGTTCCTGATAACGAGTTAATATTAGACCTTAAAGCAAAAGGTGGTAATGGTGGATCATTTAGACCTAATGAATTGAAGTCAGACCAGCCAATATTTAAGATACCTGACACATTTGCAGACCATTTGTATGTAACTAACGTAGATTCTGTGCGTGTACTAGAGCGTATAGACGTAATGCCTTACAATGCAGGTGGTCCTAGGACAAATGCAGAGTTTAGGTGGTTTGTAGGGGCTGTAAAAGAACAAACACTACTGTCTGGTAACACAATATCTACAGGTTTTAGAACCTTACTAGGCTCCTTCGGTCAAGAACAAGCTGAACTTGCAGCAAAGCAGCTTAACAATATAACAACTAAAGTCAGGTCATTGATGGGTGACATGGCTGTAGATGATATACAAAAACTTAATCTTTCTAAACAACAGTACGATGAGCTAGGTGACGTAATACGTGCCAACAATGATTGGAACAAACATATAACAGACCTAGAAGACCTAAAAGCTCTAGCACTAAAACACAACTTTAGATTTACAGAAGATTTTGCACCTAAAGCTAGAGATCAGAAAGTTAGACTTGAAGAAGCTGGAGAAGACCCATCAATAACTGGTTCAAGTTTTGGTGAGGTAGTAGGTACAAGACTAAATATGAAGCGTGGTGACACACCTCTTATGGAGTTTGGTGGTAAAAAGGCTACTAATGCAAGTCCTATATCTACAATAGCTGATCAGTTTGCTTCAGAAACTTTTGGTTATGCTAACCGTACAGCTTCCCAGAGTGCTATGGTTGGTTGGGTTAAGCTTGCTGAGAATACTCAAGGTATTGTAACCTTTCCAAAAGGTCTAGCAAAGAACGACTACTACAATAAGTTTATGCAAGCTGAGGTTACTAAGACAGGTAAGTATAATGACCTAGCTGCACAACTTAGAGAGCAGCAGGATGTAATCAAAAGAAGAATGAACCAATCTACTTGGTTTAGCGACAGGTGGGATAGCTTTACATCATCTGCTACAGAGTTTGTCTTTGGTAAAACAGGTAAAAAAATAGACTTTACTAGAGCAGACCCAGCGTCTAGACTATTGCAGGTAGGTTTCTACTCTAAGTTTGGTTTCTTCAACCCTGATCAGTTTGTACTACAAGGTATACACTCTCTGACAATAGCTGCAATATCACCAAAGCAAGGACTAAAGGCTCTAGGTCTTGTGTCACCTATGATGGTATTAGCTAACGCACCTGACTCAGCCTCTAGAAGACTAGCAGTACAGAGGCTGTCTAAGTTTTCTGGTATTGAAGAGAAAGAGTTAAACACTTTACTTCAGTACATGGATGAAAGTGGTAGAAACTTCATTAACAATGAGGTTATAGAACTTCAAGGACCAAACACTTTTGGAACAGCAAGCACACTAGCAGGTAAATCTCAAGAAAAAGTAGGTGCTTTTCTAGACTACAGTACTATGTTCTTTAGAGAGGGTGAGAGAGTATCACGTTTAACTGGTGTTATTACAGCTTTCTTAGAACATAGAGCTAGAAGACCTAACATAGACCCACTGTCACCAGATGGTAAGCTTTGGATAACAAACAGAGAGCAAGACCTAACCTTTAGAATGACTACTCAGTCACGTAATCTTGCTCAAAGTGGACCTATGAGAGTGCCTACACAGTGGCTTTCCTTTAGTATACGTGCTATGGAGAACATTGTAGTAGGTAGAAACTTTACTGCAGGTGAGCGTGTTAGAATGTTTATGGTCATGGGGCCAATGTTCGGACTAACAGGTCTTGGTGCAGGTAAACTAGCCAACTACTTTACTGAACAAATGGGATATGATCCTAGTAATGAAGACGCTGTAATCTTTCATAACAGAATTAAGTACGGTTTGATAGATGCACTCTTGTCAAACGCTTTAGGAACTGAGACAGCTTATGCAACTAGGGTAGCACCTATAGACCAGTTCTTTGATACACACAAAAAGCTTACAGAAGAAAGTTTTATCACAGCCTTATTAGGTCCATCAGGTGAAATATCTAGAGATATGTTAGCCGTAGCATCCACTGCAGTAACTAGCTTAACTCAGGGTAGAACTGAAATGGTCAGAGAGGATTTAACACAGTTAGTTCGTAACCTATCTACTGTTGATAAAGGTATAAAGATAAGAGAACTTATAGAAAGTGGATCGTACAGAAGTAGAACAAGAAAAGATGTGGTAACTAACTTAGACCCTATGTCAGCAGCAGCAGTACTCTTCGGTGCAGTACCTGCTCCTGTACAGAACTACTACGACTACACAGAGATGGTTTACTCTAAGAACAATTACTACAAAGAGATGAGAAAAAGACTACAAAGTAAAGCTATACAAGCAGATAACCTCTTGACAGAAGGTGATGAAGATGATATGGTAAGGGGATTAAAACTTAGACAAGAAATACAAGATGAAATTTTTTCTTCTAGGTTGTCAAGTAACTTAATGTTAGAGTTGCAAAGAAGTTTAATAAACCCTGACTCTGTTACCAACTACTTTAGAAACGCTATCAGACTTGGTTTAGAGTTTCCAACAGATATGTTAACACAACAAATTAGGTAAGGATTTACTATGGTTGATTACTCCATAGACATTAAGGATGAAGGGGTAGCTTATCAAAAAGCTGTTAATATGCCCTCATCAAGTGATACAGCAATAGCTGTAAGCGGTGCTGTAAAGCTAGGTGATGGTGTATTTAAAACACTAGATGCTTTAGATCGAGCTAGAAAAGCTTCTGCTCCTACAGAAAGTGCTATAAAAAGAGGTGCTTTTGCAAAACTATCTCAAGCTGTTAACGGAACAAAAGGTATGGCTCCGCTTAACAAAAGAATAGCTATAAACTCTGCTCTCACAGAGTATCAAAATTCAGGTTTTGAAATAGGTCAAGCTGAAACTCAGTTAGTAAAATTAGCTGGTATAGATATTGACTACTTAAATTTTGATCCTCAGCAAGCAGCTATAGATTCTGCACTAGATACAATAAGTAAAAACGCTGGGCATATGACACTAGCCAAACAGCAATTAGATGCAACACAAAAACCTTACACACAAGCAGACCTACTTAGGGTTGCTGTTAAAAATGTTCAACAGACAGAGGCGGCAGCTTTATACATAGCAAACAGTCAGGTAGTAGACCAAGCAGAATTTGAATCTGCTTTTGTGCCTCAAGCTAAAGTACTTATGGACAATCTTGAAGCTCAGATTATGACAGGTCTAGCAATAGAAATGCAAGCAGGTAAGAATATTCTACCTGAAAATGTTATGGAGTTAGAGGTAGGACTAACTCAATTAAGAAGTTTTATAACAAGTAAAATACCATCTAATTTACCAGAAGGTGTCAGCAAACCCTTGTTTGGTAGGTTAGATATTTTAAAAACACAGTTAGACAACCTAAAAAATTATGATCAGAATATTTTAGACGCTAACGTAGCTAACCACATCAGACAAAACACTGAAGCTTTAATAGCTATGCTTGATAAAGAAGTTGATAACCCTCTATTGGAAAATGCTTTACTATCTGGTAAATTTGATGCAACCGATTTATTGGGTGATGAGATTGTTCAGTTAAGAAAGACTTTTCAAGGACTACAAAAGAAAGATATGGAGTACATTGATTTATTTACCTACAATGCTCCTATTATACCTTCAGAAACAGGAGGAAATGGACCAGAAATTTCTGTATCAAACCTAGATGGGAGTGTAAACAATCTACATGATCCAGAAGAAATAGAAAATGTTTCAGAGTTAAGCAACACGGCACGTAAAGACATAATTTTCTTTAACTCTATTGAGAGTATAAACCATGTTAAACCTAAAAACATGAATTTACCAGAACACAGAGATAACTTTTTGCAAGGCATTGGTAAAGTTACTGTAACAATATCTACTTCTCCAGAAATATTTAAGGAAGAAACACTTAATCAAATATTTAATGAAGATATGTTTAAGAAACTTCAGATCATTGAATTGATTGATCCTGATAAAGCAACAATAGCTAGAAACAGATTAGGCGATGCACTAATACAACAGTTACAGCTTGTCAATACTGCTACATCAGGCTCTGCTCAAGGTTCATTCTTTAAGGTAACAGGTCTTGGAGAAATAGAGTATGACTTAGAACAAAGACTAGACACTGGTCAAATAAGAATGGACAAAGAAGTCGGTGATATGGTCAGGATGTACGCTAACAAAAGGTACAATGGCAACATCACAGCTATGATAGCAGACAGAGGACGTAGACTAGAAACTTTAGAAAGAAGTCAAATAGAAGATTTAGGTTTTAAGTTCCAAGCTGCTTATGCTGACTACAGAAAAGTGTTGAAGAACTCTAACAAGAAGAAGTACTACATAAAAAATCTACGTAGATTAGGTGTGCTTACAGGAGACCTAGAGCAAAGCTTAATTAAAGAAGTAGAAACACCTGCTTCATCAGGTCAAGGCACACTAGAAAACCCTTGGGTTATCGAATGGTCAGGCAACAGAGAAACAGACCTGAAAATAATGGCATCAATAGGTAGTGGTCAGCATTATTTTGATAGTGCAGGTGGGATAAGAGTTAAAAAATAATGACTGATGTATCTTTATCAGGCGGTGATTTAGTAGTAGACGTACAGCGTAAGCAAGTAGTAGATACTATAGCTGCAGTAGACAAGAGTGACGTATCACTTGAGAGTGGTCTTCTGATTGCAAAGGAATTTGCTGGTAAACTAAATACAAATATAAAAGGTGCGATGGGTGCTTTAAGTATAGCCACTAAACTAGACCCAATGGAACAAGAAGCAAAAGCTTCAGTGCCTGTGTCAACAGCAACTCAGTCACTATCGGAACCCTTTCGTGATCCTAGATTTACTACAGAAGAGGAAAGACCAGATGTTGAAGTTACAGAATTACCTGCTGCTCCAAAACTTGAAGTCGAAGAGACTGTTGTTTTGCCTGAGCCTACTGATACTGCTAATGAGGTGCAGTCTACCGATGGAAAAGAGGATGGGTTTACATCTTTAAGACCAAAGATTAGACCCGAAACAATAACTAAAGAAGTAATACCAGAGGTTGAAAAGGCTCCAACAACAGAGAAAGCTATAGAAAAGGCTGTTGAAGTAGCTACTGAAACAAACCCTGATCTTGCTAAGAATCCTGTTAACTGGATATTTAATCAAAACTATGTTGGTTTCAGTGAAAACAACGCAGAACAAGCAACTACTATTGTAGAGTTTTTTAAGAACTCTTTAGGAACAGACAAACCTGTTATTGGTAAAAAGGTTATTGATGCAAATTTAGTAGCAACACCTACAGGTGCTTGGTGTGGAACTTTTGTAGATCATGTCCTTACAAACCTAGGTTTTAACCGTTTACAAACAGGAAACAACTATGACAGAATAAGGGCTGCAAAATATGCTGAACTTGGTACTGCAGTAGAATTAGAAAATGCTAAGAATGGTGACCTCGTAATAAAGATGGATCAGACTGATGATGGCCCCCAATACCATGTAGGTTTTTATGTAGGAACTTTTAGAGGTATCTCAACTGCAAATAAAAATAACGTAACAAGCATACAACAAGCTCTCACAGATAAAGGGTTTGACCCTAAAGGAGTGGATGGTGGTTTTGGTCCAAATACTATAGCAGCTTTAAATGAATTTCAAAAGGCAAACGGTCTTGAAGTAACCAGTAAAGTAACAGGCGAACTATTTAAAACTTTGACAGGAGAAGAAGGCACAGTAGTTGATACTGTTCTACTATTAGGTGGTAATCAAAATAATGAAGTTAACGTAACAGCATATGCAGTTGGTTCTGTAACTAATGTAAGACGTATAGGTGACTTAAACAAAGTCGATAAAGATATTATTACTAGCATAACTAAAGACATTTCATTTGGGAAATCTACAAGATGAGACTAGCATTAACACTAACACTCGTACTATTCTTAGGTGGCTGTTTGTCACCTCTAGCATTTATGAGCAGCTTCGGTGGTGGAGGCAAAGGCGATGGTACATCTGTCAACGCCAACACACAGATAGGTAAAGAGAACAATCAGTCAGCCATTGACCAGAGCAGAGACATATCAGGTGAGAACGTAAACGTAAACCAATCGCAGGGTGCATTCAGTATTGATGGTGACGCAGGTAACGTCAAGGTACTGAACCAAGACATACCTATGTGGATGATACTACTAGCTGTACTAGGCTGGATGCTACCGTCACCAATAGAAATATGGAGAGGCTTCTTAAAAACTATAACATTCGGTAGGTATCGTGGCTAAGATAAACAAAGCAAAGATGAAGTGCAACAGCCCTAAGCGTCAGGTCTCTGGCGGTAAGAAGTTTGTTGTCAAGGCTTGTCAGGGTGGTAAAGAAAAGATCATCAGGTTTGGTGATGCCAACATGACAATCAAAAAGAATAACCCTAAACGTAGAAAATCTTTTCGTGCAAGGCATAAGTGTGATACAGCTAAAGATAAGATGACTGCACGATACTGGTCATGTAAGAAGTGGTAGAGTAGATGGAGTTACCTAAAGTAAATATAGCAGTGATTGGTGTTATCTGCTCTAGCTTAGGTGGTATGGTTTGGTATGCCTCAGAGCAAGCGTCAATAATAGCTAACCTCGAAGAGACTGTTGCAATACTCGATGCTCAGAGTAATACTGCTGAAAAAGTAAATATGATCAGGGATATTGATCAGAACAAAACTAACATAAACGATTTGGTAAGCATAGTGGCTGAAGTTGAGGCAGATGTATACGATGAGACCGATGAATTATGGGATGAGATAGACGGTATGAGCCTGAGTATCATGCGTATCGTTGAGTTACAACAAAGGGTAGCCCTATTAGAAAAGACACTAGAGTTCATCAATCGTGAACACAAAGACATGCTTGATCCGAGGCACTAAGTATGATTGATCCACTCAGCGCATTGGCATTGGTCAAGGGTGGCATCAGTGCAGGTAGAACCGTGGCCTCTATGTCCAAAGAACTAGCAGGTTTCTTTGACAGTGTAGATGACGCAAAGAA